CCTATACCTGGTTCTTTCAGTACGCGCTACTCTCCGCACTTCGACCTGCTGTTTGAGCTGTTCGACAAGCCGTCGGTCGCAGAGATATGGAACAAGTGGGCTTCGCAGTCGGGTAAGTCGCTGTTTTTATTGCTGCCTGCTGCATACCGCCTTGACACTGACCCAACCAACATCATATATGCGCAGCCCGTCAAAGGCGATATACCAAAGATCGTTGATTTGAAAATTGACCCTGTGCTCCGTTCCATGAAGAGGCTATGGGGAAAGATGGAGGACTACAGGGCTTCTGAGAATATACGTGAGAAGCGTGAACTGAAGCGTATTGCCGGAGGTTCGTTTATTGTAACCGGGACGACTGTCAAAGAGCGTAAATCACTGACCTCATCGTTCCTGTGCTTTGATGAGTGTGCTGAATTTCCAAATGGAACCATTCAGGAGTTTATGGAACGTAAAAAATCCTTTGAGAAGTTCTTTCCAAAGGTATTGGGTGCGAGTACCATCGTAAGCCCGTCAGATGAGATATGCACTTGGTACGAGCGTGCTGAATGCAAGTTATCATGGCAGTATAAATGTCCGGGATGCAATAAAACATTCTACCCTGAACCTTCAACACTGAAATGGATAAGCAAAGAGCATTATGCCCGTGATTTGCAGATAGATGTCGCAGATGTCGACGACCATTTATATTTAAGAGAGGTTGCAAAAACAGTGCGGCTGCAATGCCCCGAGTGCAGTTATCATATTGATAACGATAAAAAAGAACATCTCATTTTAAACGGCGGGGCAAAGTGGGTAGTTATCGAGGGCAACTTGGAGACTGCAAAGACTTTTGGCACTGATATGAACTCCCTGGGGAGTTACTTCGCTCCTCTGGCGCTTATTGCTGAAATGGTTATCAAGGCTGAGGATGACGAAGTGATTATGGATAAAATTTACCGTGGGTGGTTCAACAGATTCTATGAGAGCAGCATTACCAATAAAATGGACGACCTCAGCTTTGCATCTCTTAGCAATGGTCTGGAGGAGTTTGCAGTACCGGAGGATACTGTTGCATTGTATATGGCCATAGACACACAGAAAGACCACTTCTGGCTTACTGTGACGGCATACTGCCCGCAGTCGGTACGCCATCTTGTATATGCAAGCCGTGTGGAGGATTTTGCAACTATCTCCGACCTGTTCGAGCGTAAATATTATTATGCTGACGGCGGGCAGTATGTTGCAGGGATCAGGCGTGTTATCATAGATATGCAGGGCTATGTCGAAAAAGCAAAGGTCTTCGATGAAGAGGAAGGCAGGGAGAAGCACGAACTTGTGGTCAACAGACCTCAGGAGGTGCGGGAGTTTGTGTACCAGATGAATGAAATGTACGGCAAACTCGGTGAGTTCGAGCGTTTTATACCCGCACGTGGGTTCGAGTTTCTGCCTAACGAAGAGCCTTTTGGTTTTTACCAAACGCAGATGAAGATACATAACTACAAGGATGAGCGTAAATTGAAAGTGATGAAAGTGGGAACGGTCACTTTAAAATTGTCTCTCATGCAGAAGATACAGCGGTCCTTTGAAAAACTCAATGCGCATGAAGAGGAGATGGCCCACGAGTACGATACAAGACTTTTCTACATAAACGATACCACTGCAAAAAAGATAGAAGAGAACAGTATGCAACTTACCTGCTACCAGAACCAGTTAACTTCGGAAGTTTATGCCTACCCGGAGCGATCAAACCGTTCCAAGGCTATTAAGCGCAAAACATTCCTCAAGGTCAAGAAACATAACCATTATCTCGACTGTGAAAGTATGACAGAGGCACTTGCCTTGTTGGATAATATGCAGTTTATCAAGCAGGCGGAGAAGAGTAAGGAGGCTTTTTCAATAGCAAGAAGTTTATAATGTTAACTTAATTAAGGTATATAATGTTATCATTCTCTACATCAAGAGAGAAAGGGTTAAAGATGAACATTAGAATTAGAGATTTAATGATGGGTGCGGTTGTGTATGGTGCTGTAGCTATATACGGCGGAAATGATGGGGTTGACCTTGAGAAGCAGTGTAAAAAGTCAGATGGGATGTACATGCATACGGCTGAAAATATCTTGAAGCACAAAAATACTGACTTTGATCTGGAGGTGATGGAGAAGTTTAGAAATGCTGCCATTGGAGACTGCATCGGCACTGGTTTGAGAGACAAGTTTACGGCGGCTGCATACATTGGAACGTTTGATATGCTAATTGAATTGAAAAAAGGGAAGAAATGAGCGGGAAAATAATGAGGCTGGGTAGCAGGAACCGGGTTATCTACAACGCAGAGTGTCTGTTTGGTACGGATTGGAGAGAGAATACTAAAAAAAGGAGATATCATGACTAAGAAAAAGAACGAAGGGCAGAAACACATCATCGTTAACGAGGAAATTCACAAGATGGTGAAGAGGATCGCAGCAATGGAAGGCATTACGATGCAGGTTGCGATCAGAAAGGCGATGAGGAAGAAATACAAGCAGTATTTGTAAAAATTCTAAACTGTGCTATAATATCGTTATGGCACGCCTCAATTCACTTGAAACAATAACAAAACTGGAAGCAGAACGAGATCGCATAGAGGATAAGATATCCGAGTTCGAGATGTACGATACGCTCAAAGCGCACGGAGCATCGGGGTCGGAGACACGCTTTGTCGATATCACCAAGCTTCACAGACGATTGGACCATTTGAATAACAGGCTTGAAACACTATACAGGCATAATGGATTGTAATGAGCTCAGTTTTTAATTCACTTCTATTCTCAGATATTATCACAGGGTCGAAGACTGCCGAAGAAACAGGTGCAGGATTTGACGGTGTTATAGAGACATTTGGGGACTACGCTGCTGCATCCCGCAAGCAGATAAACCACTATTATGCCAACGGTACGGATATATCCGCAATTCTTAACTCCGTCATAGGCGGTGTTATCGGAAGCGGGGTGAATATCCAGGCGCGTACTGGAGAGGAAGAGCTGAATGCAGCCTTCGAACTTCTACTTAAAAAACATGCAAAATCAAACAACTTTGACATTACAGGCCGGGCGCATAGAGACGAATTCCTGCGGGGGATCATAGGTTACGAGTTGCTGAGCGGCGGTGTGATCATACGACATCATTACTCTACTTCCTGGGAAATACCGTACCGGCTTGAGATGGTCGGTGTGGATATGATAGACACTTCAAAGAACGATGGAGAAGGCAGGCTGCTCAACGGCGTCCAGAGAGACAGATACGGACGTGTGACGCATATATGGCTGTACTCTGATTACAAAAAGAGCAGATCGGTACGGTACTCTATGCGGAATATGACGTACTATATGGTGCCGTGGCTTAGCATTAGCCAATATACTGCTGTATCCAGGCTTGTGACGATACTTCCTACTCTTGACACTATATTGCAATATAAAGATGCAGAGGTGCAGGCAGCACTTGAACGTGCGAAAGCCGGAGTGTATTGGTCTACTGAGTTGTATGGTACTATTTTGCAGGCACTAAATGAAGAGTTCCAGAATGCGAATGTTACCCCGGCAGAGAAGATAAACGAAGCAAAATCCCTGCTTGAGAGGTTGTCTAAGCGCGGAGTATCTGCACATGGGGCTACGCCTATACCAGTGGACGATAAGATCTATGAGGTTACTAACAAGAGTGACAGCGTATATGATACAATCACTACGCATTCCCAGAAGGCGGTTGCAAGTGCTATGGGGGGTTCGCAACTCTCTATATATAAAGACGTTGCCATTGGCAATTATGCCTCTATCAAAGCAGCGATCAGCTTTGACGAAGAGCAGTATAAAATGGACTTTGACAATCTTGTCAATAACTTTGTCAATGAGTATTTGGAAAGGTTGTTCACAGTCGGCGTGCAGACAGGAGCATTGCCAATATCCCGCAATGAATATTTCTCTAATTCTGAAAATTACTGGAAATGGGATATACTTAGACAGAGCAAACGTGTTATCGATGAGGCAAAAGCAGCACAGGCACGTAAATCCGATCTTGAAAGCGGCTCTACCACACTTGTCAAAGAGTATGGAGAAAAAGGGCTTGATTATATTTCCGAGATGGAGAAACAGATGGAAGCAGATATTAAAATAGCTGCAATGCGTGCTGAGAAATACGCAGCAGCCGGAATAGGAGAACCCGCCGATGAGAACTAAGATTTTACAGAAAGCCCTTGACAACCAGGCATTTATGGTACAGCCGAATGTGATGAGCGATGCAATTGCATTGCTGTCAACCTTGACAGACAAAGAAGCCGAGAGTGCTGTGACAGTGGGGGACGTTGCAAATAATTCTGTAGTGTACGAAACTGTAGGAAATGTCGCAGTTATCAGCCTTGATGGGGCTATGTATAAAAAGAATATGTCCGGTCTTTGTATGAATGTTGTCAGTTATGACCAGATATTGAAAAAGATTGATATGGCAGAGAGTGACAACAGCATTGATACTATTTTGTTTCGTGTTGACACTCCAGGCGGTGCGGTTGCAGGAGCCGATGAGGTTGGTGAGCGTATCTACAACTCGCCCAAAAAGACGGTCACTCTTTACGAGAACCTCGGTGCCAGCGGTGGTATCTATGTTTTCTCTGCCGCTGATGAACTATATGCAACGCGCACGACGCAGCTTGGGTCAATCGGCGTTATCGTGACCTTTTCAAAGAGTGATGATGCCGGTGACGAGCATTTGTACTTGACTTCAAAGAATGCAGAGAACAAAGTTTGCGATATGGAAGGCGATTGTCTCGATCGTATCCAGGCTCGCATAGATGAGCATGAGCGTATGTTCTATGACCGAGTGATGCGCAATACTGGATTTAGTGCAGAACAGATACGCGATGTCTTTGACAAAGGTGATACCATCTTTGCTGAAAAAGCAGATGAGGAAGGTTTCATCAATGGTGTCAGCACTTTTCATGAGGTCTTGAATTCATTGGCAGCAATGCCAACAGCCGTAGGCGACAAACTTGCAGAAAATTACATAAAAGGAGTAATCATGGAATTTAATGAAGACAATTTCAAAGTTCTATTGGCTAACCGCGATACGCTTAAAATGCGTCTTGAGAATAAAGAGCATGAAATGTCGCAAGCGGTTGTTGAAGTTAAGCAGACCATGATAGCAAGGGTAAAAGAAGAGTTTGCTACTGGTATTGTTGATGAGGCGGTCATCGTTAAGATGATGGAAGTGGAAGATGACGAGGCAGCAAGTGCTATTGCATTAGCAAGTGTGCCGTCCGAAGCATTGAAGCAAGATGAAGAGGTAGAGTCTTTTGAAGAGAATGTTGAGACATTGTCAGATGAAGAAGAGACCGTACTTAAATTTTTAGGAGTGAAGTAATGGCAACAAGTGGAACAATTGCAGATAAAAATCTTGTACTTGAGCTTGGCGATACTACAGGTATCACTTTGGCAGCGGGTACATACACGGCGGGTACTATCATTATCCATGATGGCACTTCAGGCTCATTGGGTTCGGTTGACGGCACTGATGCTGCACAGAGAGTAGGCGTACTGCTTGACGATGTCGATACTACGGTGTCGAATGCGGCCATTGTAGCTACGGGAGCGTTCAATCTTAACAAGATTACTTTTGGCGGGGGTCAGGATTATGCTGCTATCGGCGGAGTCCTCCAGGATAAAGATATCTTTCTAAAAACTTTCATCAAGGAGTAAAGTATGGCAGTAAATGTAAGCAGAGCGTTGGTGACAGCAGTTACCAATACTCAAACAGTTCCAAACTTTGCAGGTACATTCTTCGGTAACGTCAACGTGCGTTCAACAAGATATGTTGACCTTCAAAAACAATTTTCAAAAGCACGCGTTGCTAAGTTCGTAAACCCTTCGGCGGTTGCAGATGGTACGGAAAAACTTAGCTTTGAGCAGTCATTGTTCACACTTCCTACACTTCAGGACAGACAGGTGATCACAGGTGATGACCTTGAAAATATCTCTTTCGGAGACAATGAGTATACCCCAAGAACACCTGGTGAGAAGCTGACTGCAAAAGTAGCTCAGGTTGTTGTAGACCAGAGAAGAATGGTTGCACTAGCAATCGAGAAGATGTCAATCGAAGCACTGTTTGACGGGAAGATCACAGTAGTTGGAAAAGGGGAGAACAGAGTTCTTGACTTCGGAAGACCTGCTGAACTGACAGTTGATGTGGGTGCTACTGATCCGGCACAATACTGGGATCAGGGCGGTAATCCAGATGATTCATTCGATTCTGCCATTGAACTTCTTGGAAGTTTCGGTGCGACTGCGACGGATGTGATCGGCAGACCGGAAGTGGTGAGA